TGGACAGTAAAAGCAATTATAAGATCAATATAACGTTATGGGATTTAATTATTCACCTAAAATAGTTACTAACGGTTTAGTACTGTATTTGGATGCGGCTAATTCTAGGTCGTATGTAAGTGGAAGTGCTGTGTGGAATGATATTAGCAGAGTAGGAAATAATGGAACATTAACAGTAAGTGGATCAAATGCTGTATCGGCTTCATATAGTTCTACTAATAATGGAAATATAGTATTTAGTGGAAGTGGTAGTTCAGTAGTACTAACAAGACCCGTTCAAGATGATTTTTCTTTGTGTTGCTGGTTTAAAACTAATCAAGTAGCTTCTGCATCAGGTTTCCCTCAGTGGTATGGAGGAATGGGATTAGTAGATTGTGAAGTATCTAATGTAGTTAATGATTTTGGTACTAGTATGGGAGCAGGTAAAATACTATTTGGAACAGGAACTCCAGATACTACTATAACTAGTTCTTTAACATATAATGATAATATATGGCATAATATGGTAGCTACTAGAGTAAGATCTACAGGAAATATAATATTATATGTAGATGCACAACAGGTTGCCACTGGAACAGGAGGTATTCAAAGTTTAACTTCACCTACTAATATGAAAATAGGTGCTATACAAGTAGATAATAATTATTTTAGTGGTTCTATGGCGAGTGTCCAAATATACAACCGCGCACTCACCGCAACAGAAGTCCAACAAAATTATAATGCAACAAAAACACGCTTTGGCTTAATATAATGGCAGGAAGAATATCATATTACGGAGGTATAGTCAAAGACGGATTAGTACTGGATTTGGATGCGGCTAAGAAAGATTCTTATGCTGGTAGTGGAGCTAATCTATATGATATTTCTGGTAACAGCGTTACATCAACATTAGCAGGTACATATGCTTATACTTCTACCGCAAATATAAACTGTATAAGATTGACCAATACATCCGGCACCGCTACAAGTAATGTTTCTAGAATAAACTGTTCATCAATAAATAATATAACAACAGTGTCTATTTGGTATTATCAACATAGCGGAACAGTTGATAGATATTTACTTGATTCAAGAACTGGAGGCGCAAATGGATACATATACCAGGGTGCATTTGGATCTGATTGGGCTACAGGCGCTTTATACAAAAATGGAAATAGTATAGCTATTTCTTGGGCTAATGTAGAAACTATTGGTAGCTGGCAAAATATTGTTGTTATAGCAAACGCTCCTATGACAGATGATATTAATTTATTTTCAAGATATAGTAATACTGAAGGATTGGACGTTAGTTTTTCTATAGTTAATATATACAACCGCGCCCTCTCCGCAGCAGAAGTCACCCAAAACTATAACGCACAAAAATCAAGATTCGGACTATGAGTACAGTAAGCGGAACATGGCGAGGACCAAATATAGTAAAGGACAGTAGTTTAGTATTGTACTTAGATGCATCAGCTAAAAATTCATACAATGATTTGGTGAATGCAGGGGCGTGGAAGGATATGAGTGGAAATAACAATAGTGGATCATTAATAAATGGAATTACTTTTAGTACTAACAATACTGGCAATCTTTTTTTTAATAGTAGTAGTCTCCAATATGTTGATTTTTATGTTCCTAATCTAGGTACAACAACAACAGTAGAGATATGGTGTAATATACAAAATCTTACAAACACAATGGTTTTCGGTTGGTATTCTTATGATGTATGGACAGGAGCAACCAATAATGGGTTAGGTTATAATACTGGTGCTGGTGATATATATGGTATATCAAATACAGTAACAGCAGCATTAGGATGTCTTAATAATTGGAAACAATATGTTTTTGAAATGAGAAGTGATATAACTTATACTAATAATAAAATATATATTAATGCTATTTCTCAAACATTATCACAAATACAAGGCACTGAAAGTGCTGCTAATAGAAATTTCAATAGTGGGTTTGGAAGAATAGGAGTATGGAGATATGATACTTTGTATTGTATTACTATGAATTGTGCCTCTTTTAAAATATACAACCGCGCACTCACAGCAGCAGAAATCACACAAAACTTCAACGCAACACGAGGACGCTTCGGAATATAAAAAAATAATATTTATAATAAATAAAATAACACAACATGCAATACATAGTATTAATGCAATTCATCCCAGGACTAGACCAAATATGGGTAGCTCGTCTAACACCAGAAGATCCTGAATATATTTACAACACTGAGGAAGAAGCACAAGCACAAGCAGCAGCTATGCAAGCCGCTGATACAACTGGTAGACAGTATAAGGCAGTACCATTAACAGGAGATATAACATTATAATATGAGTTTTGGAAATGGACCTAGAATAGTAACAAATGGATTGGTGTTATCGTTAGATGCTGCCGATAAAAACAGCTACCCTGGTTCTGGAACTACTTGGTTTGATGTTAGTGGGAATAACAATAACGGAACTCTAGTTAATAGTCCAACTTTTAATTCTGCTAATGGTGGTAGTATTGTATTTAATGGTAGTACTAATTATGTATCTGGTACTGTTAGTATAGCAAGTAGCCCTTTTACTATTATATGTTGGGTATACCCTAATGTAACTCCATCTACTAATGTTTATTTTAGTGTTGGTTCTGTTGCAGGAGATAGAACTGCTATACATTTAAGATTAGTAAGTGATACAAGTTTTTTATTTGGTATGTATAATGATGATTTATCAGCAACAGTATCTTCCGTAACAAATAAATGGAATTATTTTGCTGTTACTTTCACCTCAGGATTTGTCCAAAGTGCATATCAAAATGGAGTATTAGTAGGTAGTCCTAGAACTGCAGCAGGTTATTTTACTGGAGATACAACATATAATATAGGCAGATGGGCAGTAAGTGCTGGAACGCAATATATTAATGCTAATGTAGCAACTAGTTATGTCTACAACCGCGCTCTCTCGGCAACAGAAATAACACAAAACTACAACGCACAAAAATCACGCTTTAATTTAACATAACAATGGGAATATCAGGTGGACCATACATAGTAAGAGACTCAACGTTAGTATTAGAGTTAGATGCTAGTGATTTAAATAGCTACCCTGGTTCTGGAACTGCATGGGGTGATGTTAGTGGAAATAATAATAGTGGATCTCTAATTGCAACTCCTACATATAGTAATGGAAATTTTGCTTTTAATGGAACTAGTCAATATGCTATTTTAGGAACTCCTTCTACTATTAATAATCTAGCTACACCTACAGTAAGCGCTTGGGTAAAATTTAATGCAGTAGATGCTGTTGCTAGTGCAATAACAATATATGAAAAAGGATATGATGGGACTTTTGAAGGTTTTTCTTTAAGAATTGTAAATCCTAATGTTTTACAAGCTTCAACATATATTTTATCTGGAAATCAAACTTTTGGAGCTACAGCTCCTATAGCAACTGTAATAGGAGTTTGGTATAATGTAGTAGGACAATATACGGGAACAGCGTGGAATTTATATGTAAACGGTACTTTATCTAATTCATCAACAACTGCTACTGGACCTCAAGCATCAACAGCTCCTATATCTATAGGCGCTGCTTCTATAAGTGGGACTTACCAAAGATTTTTAAATGGTAATATAGCAAACATTCAAGTATATAACAGAGCTTTATCAGCAACAGAAATCAAACAAAACTACAACTCATTAAAATCACGTTTCGGCTTAACATAAAGTTATATGGCAACACAATACGCATTCGGTAAAATAGTAACAAATGGATTAGTATTAGCATTAGATGCTGCTGATAGAAATAGCTATGTAAGTGGATCTACTACATGGAATGATTTAAGTGGTCAAAATGCACACGGAACTATTGTAGGAAGTATAGCTTTTGTAAATAGTGGTGCACAAAGTTATATGAATTTTGCTACCGCTAATGATTCAAACTATATTTCTTCTACTGCTAGCCAAAACTATCTAGATTTTACAGCAGTTATCCTACCAGATTTTACAAGAAGTGAAGCAAGTTCCCTTGCAGGATTAATAGGAACTAATACTGCAGCATCTCTTGCTGATAAGAGTTTAAGATTTGCTGCAGTAGATGGTACAGGACCTTGGTCAATGACATCTAGAAATCCAGGTGATGCTAATGATTGGGCTAATCCTTCGGCAACTACTTACTATGTTAATGGAAAAGCTTCTAACACATTAGTTTCCGGATGGAACGTATTTGGAGGATATAGAACAAATCAAAGTACATTCCCTTTAAGTTTTTCATATTATCTTGGAAGTAGTGGATATACTGCTAGAGGATTTCAAGGAAGAATAGCTTGTATGTACATGTACAATAGACAATTATCTGCTAATGAACAATTGCAAAACTACAACGCCTTAAAATCACGATTCGGCTTGATCTAATAATATTTATACCAAACCCACACCTTGGGGACAGTGAACCAGGGTACAATATAAATGGCAAATGAATTCGTAGCACGCAATGGCATCATTGCGCTTAATAACACACAAATAACAGGGTCACTAAATGTATCGCAAGGTATTACAGGAAGTTTATTCGGTACATCATCTTATGCTACAAACGCTTTAACAGCGTCTTATTTTAGTGGCTCAATATCTAACTCTACTTCAGCATCATATGCTGCAACAGCATCATATGCAAATTCATTTACAGTAGGTGGCACAATAACAGCACAAACACTTATAGTACAAACTATTACTGCATCTGTAGAATACAGCTCAGGCAGTAATGTATTTGGTAATAGCACCGCTAACACTCAACAATTTACTGGAAGTGTATTAATAACAGGTAGTTTAGCAGTAAACGGCTCAAATGCAATTTTAAGTAATCAGACATCTTCAATGTCTGTAGCTACAGCATCATATGTTACCTTAGCTCAAACTGCAAGTTATGTTGTAACTGCCCAAACTGCATCATATGTTTTACAAGCAGTATCTGCTTCATTTGCCTCTACTGCATCAAGTATAAATGCATTAAATCAAAACGTATTAGTAACTGGTAGCTTTACAACAAACGCTGACACATTATTATTAACAGGTAGTTTAATTATAACCGGATCAAGTATATTAACAGGATCATTAAATGTGTCGCAAGGTGGTATTACAGGAAGTTTATTCGGTACCGCTTCTTATGCTATAAATGCTTTAACTGCATCCTATTTAAGCGGATATGTTTCTCCATTCCCATATACTGGTTCAGCTATCATAACTGGTAGCTTACAAGTAATAGGTAATATAACCCAATACAATAGCTCAAGCTATATAGGCAGCAATGCCGGTTCAGGATCAGTAGCATCCACATCTTCAATTTATATAGGTGACCAAGCAGGTCTTAACGCCGCTAGTTCATCAAACGCAGTTTTTTTAGGTGCATACTCTGGTCTTAATGCATCTGGTTCAGTAGCATTGACTGCTATTGGATACCAAGCAGGTATTTCAATGTCAAATGCTGGTAACTCAACAGCAGTAGGTACTAGTGCTGGATACGGCGCAGCTAACGCCATTGGTAGCGCATTTTTCGGTATATATGCCGGTGCAGCAGCAGCTAACTCATCATATTCAACTTTTATAGGTCCATATGCTGGATGGAGGGTATCTGGTTCATCATATTCTACATTTATAGGATATAATGCTGGCTTTAACAGCGCATTAGGCAACAACAATATTTTAGTAGGTACAAACGTTACCTTAGCATCAGGTAGTACCAATAGTATTAACATTGGAGGACTAATATTTGGTTCAGGCTCATATTTTAGCACTAGCTCAGCATCATCAGGCTCAGCAAATGGATATGTAGGTATTAACCAACCAAATCCATTATATAATTTAGATGTAAGTGGTAGTGCTAGAGTAAGTGGTATATTATTTGGAACAGCATCATATGCTTTAAATGTAGGAAGCACAGGAACAAATGCTACTGCTTCTTTTACAACTCAATCAACTTGGACGTTTACACATAATTTAAACAACCAAAATGTAATAGTACAAACATATGATCTTGGATATAATCAAATTATACCTCAAAACATTCAATTAACAAATGTTAATACAGCTGTTATTACATTTCCTATAAGTGCAAGCGGATATGCTGTTGCTTCTATGGGAGGAGTTTCAGGACAAGCAGTATCAGCATCCTATGCTTTAACAGCATCATATGCTGTAAACGGTGGAGGAGGTGGTAATACAGGAATAGTAACATTTAACTTACAAACAGGTAGTTATACATTAGCAGCAAGTGATGTTAGTAAAATAGTTCGCATAAGTAGTAGTGTATCTTGTTCTGTAACTTTACCTGATAACACTTCAGTTCCTATGGCTACAGGTAGTTTTATTACTATTGAACAAGCAGGATCAGGATCAGTAACAGCAATTACTGGTAGTGGAGTTACAATATTACCATCAGCAAGAACTACGTTTGGACAATATAAAATTATTCAGTGCTATAAAATAGATACGAACATTTGGAACGTATTAGGAGGAATAGTATAATGAGTGCATTAGTATACGGAGATTCTTTACGCCCATTGTATTTAGGAGATGGTTCTTTAAATACAACTACTAGTGCTTACAACAATAAAATATATAGAGGAAACACACCAGCATCCAATCCAAACTGGACCTATAATGGAAATAGTAATCAACCACTTAGTCAAAATTTACCCCCAGTTTATCTTGATCATGCTAATAGAGGTTCATATACTGCTCAACAATTTTTAGCAGGAACAAATACATATACTTTTAATGCTACTAATCCTACAATTTCTGGAAATAGAGTAGTATGTGTTTTAATACGATGGGCTACTATTACTGGAGTAAGAACATTCCAATCATTTCAAATTAGATTAAATGGAACTTTTTATTCATTAAGTAATGCTGTTTCTAATAATTTAATTCGCACCTTTGTTAATTTAGTATCATGGTATCCTTCAGCAGGACAACCATATAAATTAGATGTTCCTTTAAATTTTTATACAGGAGTATCTAGCTGTACTGGTACATATTCATTCATGGATGTTAATTTTATTTTAAATTCATTTGTAACTATGGATGCTATTAGTTATTATGCAAATGGTAACTCAAATATATACGCAGGTGATTATACAGATGGACATAATATTTGGTCTTACTCTTATTCAGACTATCCTATAACAATAACAAGATAATATGCAATATATAATAATAGCACAATACCCGTATCCTTTTGGTATAATTCGTTTAAACCCCGAAGATCCAAATTACATATTTGATAATGAAGCCGAAGCACAAGCTAAAGCAACTGAATTACAAAATGCTGATACAGAAGGTATACAGTATAAAGCATCTCCTATAGAATAATATTTATATAAAACAACAAAAATGGTACTATATACACCCACAATAACAGGTTCACTAAATATAAGCGGTAGTATTTCTGCAACAGGTAATATAACTGCTCAAACATTAGTAGTTCAAACAGTAAGTTCAAGTGTTGTTTATAGTAGTGGTAGTAATATATTTGGAAACAGCCTAGCTAATACCCACCAATTTACAGGTTCAGTAACAATAACAGGTAGCCTAGCAATAAATGGTTCAAACGCAGTATTAAGTAACCAGACATCATCTATGTCTGCTTCTTATGCTTTAACAGCATCATATGCTTTAAATGCTACAAGTGCATCTTATTTTAGCGGTTCAATATCTAACGCTACTACAGCATCATACGCTTTAACAGCATCTTATGTTAGTGGATCTTCATCTGTAAGTGCATCATATTCTGCAACAGCATCCTATGTTAATCCACTTAACCAAACTGTAGTAATAACAGGTTCATTATTTATATCTTCATCAGTATCATCATCATTAGGAATACGCGGTACAGGCTCAGGTGTATTCACCGTAGATGGTACATCAGGCCGTCTATTTCAAATAGATGATTCATTATCAGGTTCATTATTCTCAGTTAACACAGCAGCTGGTCTTCCAGTAGTAGAAGCATTTTCAGATAATACAGTTCGTATTGGACAATATGGACAAAAAGCTTTATTTGTATCTCAATCTAGAGTAGGTATAAATAAGGAAGCATCATTAAATGGTACATTAGATATTAGTGGAAGTGCCATAATGACAGGTTCATTAAATGTAAGTGGAAGCTTTAATATAAACGGTACTATAACTGCAACAACATTAGTAGTACAAACAATAACATCGTCTGTAGAATACAGCTCTGGATCTAATGTGTTTGGTAATTCAACAGCAAACACACAACAATTTACTGGAAGTGTATTAGTAACAGGATCATTAAATGCCAACAATACATTATATGTTACTGGAAGTAATGTTGGTATAGGAATTACATCGCCACAAACTATTTTAGATGTAACTAAAACTTTAAATAACACATACATAAGAGCCACTAGTGTCGGTAATTATGAAACAGGATTTCAAATATTCAATAGTTCTCTTAAATGGCAAATATATGTTCCTAATAGTAGTAGTGATTTATATTTTTATGATGGAAGTAATTATAGAGTAGTATTTAAAAATGGAGGTAATGTAGGTATAGGTACTACAAGTCCAAATGCAACATTAGATGTAAATGGCAACACAATCATTACAGGTAGTATTACAGCAACCGCAGGTGGTTTTGATTCTGACTTAACGCTTAAAGATATTGTAACACGAGACCTTACTCAATATAGAATAGCAGATAGTGTTTCTCCAATTATTTATACATGGAAAGATACTTCTAAAGGAACATTACAAAGATTTGGGTATGGTGCACAAGAGTTATTACCATTAATACCTGAGGCTGTTTACCAAAATGGTAGTGGTAGTATTTATGCAGTAGATTATACTCAAGTACACACAGTACTTATAGATGAAAACACAAAACGTATACAAGCTTTAGAACGCGAGTTAGCAGAATTAAAACAAATAATTAATGCCTTGGTCAGCACTAAGTAGTAGTCAATGGGTAAGTTATACTAACTTACAAAACGCAGTATCAACAGCAGTGCTTGCTGGTACAGGCAATCCTATCCCTGCTACCAATCAGTGGGTAAATAAGAATAATGCTCCAACTTATGTAAATATAAGTACATCTACTCCTACGTTAGCTGCTAAAGCGCCTGCAGCGTGGTTAGCTAAACGAGATATGGTAGCGGTAGTAACGCCTGCTCCTACAACAGCACCAACGACTGCACCAACAACAGCGCCTACAACAGCACCGACTGCTGCTCCAACAGCAGCACCAACAACTGCTGCTCCAACAACTTCTGCTCCTACTACGGCGCCTACAACGGCTCCAACAACAGCGCCTACAACAGCGCCTACGGCGGCTCCAACGACTGCTGCTCCAACGACTGCTCCAACAACCGCTCCAACGACGGCACCGACTGCTGCTCCTACAACGGCACCAACAACGGCTGCACCTACAACGGCGCCTACTACAGCGCCTACAACGGCACCAACGGCAGCTCCAACAACAGCACCTACAACAGCAGCACCGACAACGGCACCTACTACGGCTCCAACAACAGCACCTACTGCGGCGCCTACAACAGCTCCAACGACTGCTGCACCTACAACGGCTCCAACAACGGCACCAACAACAGCACCAACGCCTGCTCCTACAACGAAGGCACCAACAGTAGCACCTACTACGGCTCCAACGACTGCACCAACAACAGCGCCAACGCCTGCCCCAACAACTGCTGCTCCAACGACAGCGCCTACAACTGCTCCAACAACAGCGCCTACTGCGGCACCTACTGCGGCACCAACAACAAAGGCTCCAACAACGGCACCAACAACAGCACCAACGACTGCTCCAACGACTGCACCAACTACCGCACCTACAACTGCACCAACACCGGCACCAACGACAAAGGCTCCAACTACAGCTCCAACAACCGCGCCTACAACAGCGCCTACACCGTCGCCTACAACATCGCCTACACCGTCGCCTACAACATCGCCTACGCCTGCACCAACAACAGCGCCTACAACAGCGCCTACCGCCGCTCCAACACCAGCGCCTACGCCTAGTCCGACTCCGTCACCAACGCCGTCACCTACGCCTAGTCCGACTCCGTCACCAACGCCTAGTCCGACTCCGGCGCCTACAGCACCACCATTATCATCAATAGGTTGGAGCTATTCTAGAATAGGCGGTACGGGAAGTGGATATATGTTAATTAATGTTAACGGAATAAATGTAGTTTATACAACAACTAATGGAGATTCAGGAGTCATATATAATGTAGATCCTAGTTACTTAGTACAAACAGAAGTTGGTAGTGTTGCTCAATATGCTGCTATAGCTCAAATTACTGTCAATGGCGGGGCTTCAGATTATCAATATAACTGTACTGAATATGGTGATGCACAAGTAGATTCATTTGTTTATATAACCTCTGATACTTACATTACAGGTGTATCTGATAATTCAAATGTTGTTTGCCCTTAAAAAATAAATTTTAAATTATATGAAAACATATTATAAAAACATTGCAGGAAACGTCTATATGATGTTAGACAGTTCTAATTATCAAGTAGTTGAAGTCTACTATACAACAAATATAAGTAGTGGCAATAACGTTATAAAAGAGTCTTATTACAACAAAAAAATAACAGAGTCACAGGACTCTACAAAGTGGAGTTCTTCCGATGAAGAATCTTTTTTAGCAATTAAAAATTTAGTAATAACTAATTTATAGTGTTATATTAAAAAGGTAAATTACTAAAAATAATATTTAAATATTAAAAATAAATTATGATTACATATCGTTTAAGACCAGACGGAACACAAGTTAAATTAGATAGTGATGCTAAAACAATCACTAACGTTGTAAATAAAGGTGACCAAAAAATATTAGGTCATATGATTAATCCCAATTATTACAATATGGTATCAGCAGATGCTGTAAATTGGCCTGAATTAGCTGAAGTTGATTATAATGCTTCTAAAATAGAAGTATTAACTTATTTAAGTAATATTTAAAACAGTTTGGCTGTTTTTATTATCTTGTATATATTTATATCAAACAAATAAAAATAAAATCATGACAGTATTAGTAATTCTAATCATCGTTGCAGTAGCAGTATTCATTGCTATGAAAACTGGTAAAGTTAAGGATGAAAACAACAACAACATCCCTGACGCTATTGAAAAACCAATTGAAGACGTTAAAAAAGTAGTTGCTGAAGTAAAAGAAATAGTAGAAAAAGCTACAGCTACTAAAGCTCCAGCTACTAAAAAACCAACAACACAAGCGGCAAAGCCAAAATCTAAAAAATAATGCTTAAAATAGTAGAAATAGCTAAAGCATGGATTGCAGCTGCTAACCCTACTCCTGAACAAAAAGTATTAGCTGAGGTTAGGGCAAGTGTTTGCGATTCATGCGAACATAAAACATACACAAAAGCATTAGACATGTATACATGCGGTTTATGTGGCTGCCTATTAAGTAAAAAAATATTTTCACCTGTAGGCCCCGATGCCTGCCCAGATAAACGTTGGAAAAAATAAAAATCTATGTCAGAAGAAACAAAACAATTAACTGCAGAAGAACTGCAATCAATTAAAGAACTACAAACACAATACAATAAATTTGTATTTGATTTAGGTAGTATCGAAGCACAATTACAAAATCTATTAATTAATAAAAAATTAATAGAAGATGAGAAAACTAACGCATTAGCTGATATCGCTAGCTTAGGTGATAAAGAAAAAGCATTAGTAACTTCACTACAAGAAAAATACGGTGTAGGTAACATCGATATTGAGACTGGTGTAATAACTCCGTTGTAAATTAATTAACTTCTGCGTTTTATATGGCTTTGTAGATATTTATTGCTAGGTAATCCAAACAATAAAATAAAACAATACATATAAAATGGCAGAAGTAATTCTTTCTCCTGGCGTATTCCAGATTGAATCCGATCAAAGCTTATACACAACCGCCCCTGCAGCATTAGGCGCTGCTATTGTAGGACCTACAGTAAAGGGCCGTCCTTTCGTGCCTACATACGTTACTACCTTTAACCAATACCAATCACTTTTTGGTGATGTATTTAAAAGTGGTAGTTACTACTATGAATATCTTACTTCGCAGGCCGCAAAAGAATATTTTAATAATGGTGGACAATCATTATTAGTAACCAGAATAGTTAGTGGTTCATCTACTGTTGGTACTTATGCAACCGCAAGTATACTTACAGCAGGTACTTTAGCTACTACAGGTGCTCTTATTACATCAGTTACTGATGGAGCTACTGTACAATTATCTGGTTCTTCAGATGGTTATAACTTTAACTCATTTGGTACATTTTACATTACAAGTAGTACTACTCAAGTAGATGCTGCTCCTAACTACTATGTAGTTACTGGTTCAACTTTAGTTAATACAATCAATAACCTTGTATCTAAAGTTAACTCACTATACACTAAATTTTACGTTAGTGCCTCAATACTTGGATCTGCCGCTATTACTTTAACAGCTAGTTTAGCTGGTGGATTTGAAGATATTGGTAATCAATTTAGATTTGTTACAGGTAGTACAACATCAGCATTTGCTGGTGGAGCTACAGGTAGCGTTTCATTCCAATTAGAATCATTAAACTGGGGTGATACACAAAATAACGCATCAGTTTTAGCAACTGGATCAAACGGCGCTTTAGCTAGCGGTTCAGCTTACAATGTAAAATATCAAGTAACAAATGTTAACCCTTCAAACGGTACATTTGCTCTTGTAGTACGTAGAGGTGATGATAATAACTCTCAAACAAATATTTTAGAAACATGGGCTAATTTATCATTAGATCCATTATTACCTAACTTTATTTCTCGTGTAATTGGTGATTTAAAACCAATATATACTGCAGCAACTGCAACAAGTAATGCTTTTATTAATTTTACAGGTATTTATCCAAACGCTTCACAATATGTTCGTGTTTCTTCTATAACTTCTCCAAACGTAGATTCATTAGACAACAACGGAGTATTTAAATCAGGTTCATACGGAACTACATTACCAGGATCTGGTAGCGGTAAGTTCTTCGGTGGATTTGCAGGTGGTGTTGCTGAAACTAACGTTGTAAAATTAATGAATGAAAATATTACAACAACTAATATTCAAGGATTTGCACCTGCTGATTACCAAACAGCATTAGCTTTATTAACAAATAGAGATGAATATCGTTACAACGTATTATTAACTCCAGGTGTTGGTTTAGATAATGCAGCTGCTTCTACAGCAATTTCAACAGTTGAAGGTAGAGGTGATGCAATCGCAATTACAGATGCTGGTGTTTATGGTACTTCAATTATCGCTGCTACAGTAAACGCTGCAGGACAATCAAGTAATTACGCGGCAACATATTATCCTTGGATTCAATTATATTCAACTGGATTAGGTAAAGCTACATGGTGCCCTCCATCTACAGTAATTGGTGGTGTATTAGCATTCAACGACCAAGTAGGCGCTGAGTGGTTCGCACCAGCAGGTTTAAATAGAGGTGGTTTACCATCAGTAGTACGCGCAGAACGCAGATTACAACAAACAGATAGAGATACATTATATACTGCAAACGTTAACCCATTAGCTACATTCCCAGGAACTGGAGTATGTGTTTGGGGTCAAAAGACACTACAACGTAAAGCAACAGCTTTAGATAGAGTAAACGTTCGTCGTTTATTAATTGCCTTAAAAGCATATATTGGAAGTATTTCTCGTACATTAGTATTTGAACAAAATACAACAGTAACTAGAAATTCATTCTTATCTAGAGTAAATCCATACTTAAGTTCAATTGTTTCTCGTCAAGGTTTATATGCTTACAAAGTTGTAATGGATGATACAAACAACACAGCTGATGTAGTAGATAGAAACCAGTTAGTAGGTCAGATTTACATCCAACCAACTAAGACTGCGGAATTTATTATCTTAAATTTCAACATATTACCAACTGGAGCTACATTCCCTGCATAAGGGAATGGCTCTATAATATTTATTAATAGAACAAAACATACATAAACAATGCCAGTATTAAGCCCTAACGAAATCATGTTCACAGCGTTTGAACCTAAAGTTCAGAATCGTTTCATGATGTATATAGATGGTATCCCAGCATACTTGATTAAAAAAGCTAGCGCACCTGGATTTGACGCCGGCGAAATCATATTAGATCATATTAACGTTTACCGTAAAATTAAAGGTAAAGTTAAGTGGAATGACATGACATTAGAATTATACGATCCAATCACTCCAAGTGGTGCTCAATCAGTAATGGAATGGGCTCGTTTGGCACACGAATCAGTAACAGGCCGTGATGGTTATTCTGATTTCTATAAAAAAGACTTAACATTAGATATTCTAGGTCCAGTAGGTGATGTAGTAGGTGAGTGGATAGTTAAAGGTGCTTACGTTAAAACAGCTACATTCGGTGATTACGATTGGGCTAGTGAAGCATATATAGCATTATCAGTTACAGTAGCTATGGATTATTGCGTATTGAATTTCTAATCATACAAATTTACATACAAGAAAGGCGTTTACTTTGGTAAACGTCTTTTTTTTGCATATATTTATATACACAAACATTATAAAGTTATATGGCAGAATTAAAATTCCCAACAGAAATGGTTTCATTGCCTTCAAAAGGCTTATTGTACCCTAAAGAAAATCTATTATCATCTGGACAGATTGAAATGAAGTATATGACAGCTAAGGAAGAAGATATTCTTACTAATGTCAACTTTATTCAAAATCAAACAGTAATAGATAAATTACTACAATCAATGGTTGTCAGCAAAATAAATTTTGATGATATTTTGATTGGCGATAAAAATGCAATTTTAATTGCAGCTCGTATTTTAGGTTATGGTAAAGACTATTCTATTGAATACAAGGGTCAACAACAAGTTATTGATTTAACTACATTAAAGGATAAAGAGTTAAATGAATCTTTGTATGTAGCTGGTGTAAATGAATTTGCATTTACTACACCAAAAACAAACACATCATTAACGTTTAAGTTATTAACACACGGTGATGAAAAGAAAATTGAAGCTGAAATTAAGGGATTACAAAAAGTAAACCCAAATGGCTCATATGACGTTACAACACGTTTAAAGCACATTGTTACTTCAGTAAATGGTGACCGCGATCAAAAAGTAGTACGTGATTTCGTTGATAATTACTTCCAAGCAGCCGATGCTAGAGCATTACGCGATTACTACAATCAAATCCAACCAGATATTGAAATGAAATTTATCCCCGATGATGAAAACTATACAGGGGAGGGTATAGTATTTACTCCAGGACTTAGCTTTTTTTGGCCTGACTCCAGCTTATAGACCTCATTTATTTAAACAAATTCATGAAATTGTATTTCATGGAGGTGGTGGATATGATTGGGATACTGTATATAATATGCCACTATGGTTACGTAGAACTACGTGGAATTTAATGCAAGAACATTTTAAAGAACAAAATGATAAAATAGAAGCTCAACAAAATTCATTACAAAATAATGATAAAACTAAAAGTTTAGCGAAACCTAACATAGCTCCAAAACCAACTTATACCACAAAGGCGCCTACAAAATAGGCGCTTTTGTATATTTATACTATATACTAACGCAATATGGCTGTTGACCCTAAAATAATATCTCAACTTAGCACAGATTTAGATAATCTAAATGATGTTATTGATGATTTATCTAAAAATATTAGTGCAAATATAAATGGTGGTTTAGCAGTAACTAGTGAATCTATTAAAAAAATAGTTGAAGGATTTGAAAAAGGAGATAATGTTACTAAAGCTCTTACAAAAAGTTTAGATAGTGCTTCTTTAACAAATAGAAAATTAGGTCTTGAACAAAATTCACTTCAAGCTAGATTAAATGCTCTTGTTATAGCTAATAATAAAGGTTATATTAGTGGATTTGCAACTAAAAAAGCTTCTCTTGAAAAACAAATTGATGAAAATCTTCAACAACAACTTTTAAATGAAAAAATAACAGATTATCTAAATAAATTAGGAAATGTTATTGAAACAGAAAAAAAGCTTACTGAAGAAAAGAAAAAACAAGGCTCTTTATCTGATGCTTTTAAAAAGAAACGAGAAGAAATATTAAATACCTACTTTTCAGAGGCAGCTATATTTAAAGTTATTATAGATGGTGCTTTACGTTTTAATAAAACGTCTGTAGATATAGGTAAAAACTTAGGTTACGGAGCTGATCAAGCAAACAGAGTAGCAGGCAATATAAAAGATATAGCTCAAAGTTCAAATGATGTAAATATTAGTATTGCTAACCTATCAGAGGCATTTGGACAATTAGTTGAGTCTACTGGATTTGTATCTGAATACTCAGCTGATACCTTAAAAACACAGGTAATGTTAACCAAGCAATTTGGTTTAACAGCAGAAGAAGCAGCAGGTATTTATCAATATTCAGTCCTAACAGGCAAATCATCATCTCAGGTTAATGAGAATATGGTTAAGGCTTTTGTAGCAGCTAGAAACCAGCTTGGAGTTGGTATTCCATTTAGAGCTACAATAGCAGAAGCCGCTAAAGTATCAGGTGAATTAGCAGCTAATTTAAAAAATAATCCATCTGAGTTAGTAAAAGCAGTAGCTCAAGCTAAAGCATTTGGTACATCATTAGAGCAAGTAAAAGGACAAGGTGATAAATTACTAGATTTTGAATCATCAATTGAAAGTCAACTTAAAGCTCAATTATTAACAGGCGAATCACTTAACCTAGAAAGAGCTAGAGCAGCAGCATTAACAGGTGATCAAATAGCATTAGCAAAAGAACTTAGTAGCCAGGGAATGACCCTTAATAAGTTCGAAAATATGAACGTTTTAGCTAAACGAGCATATGCTGAGGCTTTAGGATTATCATCAGATCAATTAGCAGACCAACTTAAAAAACAACAATTAGCTATTGAAAGTGGTAAGTCATTAGCTCAAATTACAGCTGATGAAGCATTAGAAGCAGAAAAAAGACAAAATGTACAGGAAAAATTCAATGCTGCTATATTAAAATTACAAGATTTCTTTGGAAATTTATTAGCAGGTCCTATAGGAGGTTTATTAGAAGCATTAACTAATATGCTACCTATTATAGAAGATATAGGTATAGCTTATGGTATATTTTGGACTTATTCAAAAGGGGCAGCATTATATCAAATGATAGCAAAAGAAGGTTTAATAGCCCAATTAGCTAAATTACCCGCTTTAATAGGATTAAAAAGTGCAGAAGCCGCTATCGCTACTGAAACTGCACTTGCTACAACAGCAACTGTAGAAGCAACAACTTTTGGAGCTGCTACTTTATGGATTGTAGGAGGATTAGCGGCAGTTGCAGGAGCATTAGCCGGATATGCTGCTGCTAAAGCAGGCGACATGATTAGCCCGGCAGATGGTAAAACAATGGTTTCAACTAAAGAAGGTGGATTATTTGAATTAAGTAAAAACGATGACTTACTTGCTGGTCCTGGATTAGCTAAAGGCGGAGGTGGTGGTGGTGCTGATTTAACACCAATGATTAACGCAATCAATGCTGTTAAAGCATCTATAGATAGACTATATGCTAAAGAAGGTATTGTGAACATAGACGGTAAGAGAGTAGGTACATTGTTAACACAAGGTTCATATAAGACCGTCTAATTTAAATATTTATATCAAACAATAAAACATTAATAATATGCCAATCGTTGATCAAGCAACAACCAGCACTTTAAGTTTAACAGGTAACGGATTTAACCCACAACGCTTACAATCAGCGTGGGGATACATAGATTCAACTAAAAATACAGACCCTGCAGTTAGTAGTTTACATAATACATACGATATTAATAAAATTCCTAACGTTGTACTTAAAGATTTTAATAAAGATGGTGTTACTACTATGCACTCTGATACAACTTTAGATGAATTAGATCCTAGAGCACCTAAAAACAGTAGAGTAGGAGCAGGATCTGTAGTATCACAAATCTACAAATCTGCATCTGGACAAAAGTATAAAGATAAAGGTCCAAAAGACGGACGTTACTAAATAGCAATAAATGCCCTTAATAGACCTAAAAACAGACTTAAAATCACTTAAGTATGGCCAGGATCGTCCAGGTGGAGGTAACAGTAGTGAACCTTACATTAAAAACGATATTAATAATCCTACAAATATTTTAGGAATAGATGACGGACTTATTAGAGGTGGCTTTATAGGAGCTATTAAATCATCAGCAACCGATAATCTTCGTATTGGTAAATTTCTTACTGATACTCCTAAAGGTCCATTATTTATAGCTAAACAAGTAGGTTTACAACTATCTAATCCTAGATTAGAAGTTAAAAAAATAACAGGAGTAGGAGGATTATTAAATGCCTTTTTAACAGGTAATTTAGGTAGTTTTACAAATGGATTATTAGCACCCACTCGTCTATATAATCTAGGTATTAATACAATAGCACAAATTCCCGTTAATGCATTTGGTGGTCATTTTAGTAGACACGGTTTGTTACCTATACAAACAGATGATACTAAATACGAATCTGTAGTAACAGATAATAACAATAATAAAGCTAATAGATTATCAGGATTAGCAAAAACTTTTAATCTTGGCAATGAACCTGTAAAACGTGATGATAGTACTTCTATTATAAGTAACTTTATTGATAGAATAAATAGTCTTACAGGCCTTAATATACCAAATTTTAAACCAACTGACTCTATAATAGATAGTTACATTGGAGGTCCTGGTTCAACTTATGGTATAGGTAACACACTAATTAATAGAACTACATTTACTGCAGATGGAGAAGCTATAAAAAAATTAACTACATTAACTGATAATAAAGCCGGTAAAGCATATAATACAGGGGGCGATATAGATATTCTTAATTATAGTCGTGGATTAGGTAAAGGATCAAAAGCAATAAGTAACTATAGTACTAATATAGATACAGATAAACAAACTATACTTTCTTCATTAAATAAAAAAGCATTTAATAATAGTTCTAGACCAACTGTTTTAAATAATATACCTGGCTCTAACAAAGTAGAATCTACAGACGCAACAGCAAATAGTGTAACTGTTACTGGTGTTAAAAATGGTGATTATGCCACTTATGCCAAAATAATTGAATCTAAAAATCTAAGAGAAAAAACATATATTTTAAATAATGATCCTGTAAATGCTTTTGGGATATATGGAGATAATGCTAAATACAACACTGAAATACTACCAAATAGTGATAAAAAAGTTGTATATGTTAATAGATATAATGAACTAGTAACTATAAGTAAAAATTGGAATAAAGCAACACGTGAATTAAGAGTAGGTAGTGGTAGACAAGATTCAATTAATTTAACCCCATTATTTAAAGACATAGCTGGTTCTTTTGATGCTGCAACAGTATCAATTCCTGCTGCTGGAATAAAAAACCAAACAGTAAACGATTTAGTTAAATTTCAAATACAAGCCGTTGATACAGAAGATATTACTAAATCTGTTTGGATGGTATTTAGAGCATATTTAGGAGAACTATCAGATGATGTAAATGCCTCTTGGACGGATATAAGCTATGCTGGACGTGGAGATAAATTTTATGTTTATGATAGTTTTAGTAGAAAAATGAATGTTACTTTTAAAGTAGCAGCATTATCTTACGGTGAAATGAAACCAATGTATCAAAAATTAAACTACCTAATGGGTAATTTAATGCCTGATTATGGTATAGGACACGTATTAAGAGGTCCCCTTGTTAGAATGACTATAGGTAATTATATTGACGGCCAACTAGCAAAATTAGATTCATTGTCATATAGAGTAACTAAAGATTCACCTTGGGAAATTGCAATAAATGACACTGAATTAGTATTACCTCATATTATTGAAGTGTCATTAGGATTTACTCCTATTGGTTCTCAAACAAGAGATAAAAACGAAACACCAAGTAAATCACCAGAAAATAAAATATCTCATATTGCTCAAAACTGGAATGCACCAACGGACCCTGCAGGAGAATATATTAGTCCTAATTCGTCAAGTATTTATAAACCAATATAAAATGGCACGATACGATAAAGTAAACATATTAAAAACAGATAATGATGTCCCTTATTATCAAAATGTAATTTATCCTAATATACCATTAGATGCAAGTGATATATATGTTATTACAACAGCAGGAGATAGACTTGATTATCTAGCATATACCTACTATAAAGATTCAAGTTTATATTGGATTATTTCAGTAGCAAACAACAACGCAACTAAAGGATCATTATTTCCTGTTCCTGGTACTCAATTAAGAATACCTCAAGATTTTACCTATATACTAACCCAGTACTATCAACTCAATAATTCCAGATAAATGTTATGTCAATATTTAAAGAATCGTTTAAGCCAATCATTAGAACACAGATAGAAAAACGCCAAAACGCTATTTTCAATCGTGAAGCTAAAAACATTCAATTCCTGAATTCACACAATTCATTTGTTAGAATGACTTCTGCTGTCAATGTAAACGGTACTTCTGACTTAGCATATCAATATATTTTACAAGATGGTATCTTAAACACAAACGGTACTTTAAAATCAGGATTAGGTGATTTTTCGAATGCATATAGTAATAAAGCAGCAGATGGCACTCCATACCGCTTAGGTATTCGCCCAATGCCTGGTATTACTAGCATTGATGTTAAATCAAAATCAGCATATGGTTCTTTAAGGGAAGTAACAGTAAATTTTCAATGCTGGGACATTAAACAACTAGAAGATTTAGAATTACTATACATGAGACCAGGGTACACCGTATTAGTAGAATGGGGTTGGTCTCCATATTTGGATAATAAGGGTGATGTGCAATCAAGAGTTGATTATTATGATGGTGTTTTAGAAGGTAAAAAATCTAAAGAACAAATATGGAAAGATTTAGAAAAGAAAACTGAGGAACACTTTGGTAATTACGAAGCAATGTTTGGTTATGTAAAAAATTACAGCTGGACAGCTAGAATGGATGGTGGATATGATTGTGTAACAAATATTATTTCATTAGGCGAAATATTAGAATCATTAAAAATAAATTACACACCCGCAGATAGTCTACCTACAATAACAACAACAGGATTATTATCCCCAAATATAGATGTAACAAAAGGAATAAAAGCAGATATATCTTATATGAATTTATCTAGTTCCTATTCTAAAAATATATTATCTGGTTTATTTGAAGAATTATGGGAAATTGGAATACAAAATTCAGAAGGATTTTTAGGAAATGCTACATCAGATAAAGGTAATTCTATCAATATATATGATACTAAATATGATTATACTTATGATTTATTTCATAAAACAATAAACATAAATGGCGGATCTAATGCAACCAATAAAACAGGCAATGTAGGTAAAAGTGATGAACAAATATATATAGCTTTAGAATCATTAACAGATATTTTAAATAATTATGTATTATTAAGAGATAAAAAAGCAAATAAAGCTTTTACTAAGATAACTACTAAGGAAAAAGGATATGAAGATGTAAAACCAACAACTACTCTTGCTACAAGTGGCAGCGGATATTTACTTGCACTAGCACACCCACTTCAAATATCAGTAGATCCTACTGTATGCCTTATTAAAAATGATTTATGGACAAATGGAATAAAAATTAATTTAGTTAGCAGCAGTATAGATCCTGGTGAAGGACAACCAATAATAAAATATTCTAATACAAACTATGCAGATTTATTTAATCAACTTATTGATTTTACTACTAATTCTAATACTACCTATGAAAATGTAATAAAAGCCGTTGTTGATAAAACCGGTAGAGCACAAAATGAATTTGAAGAATTACAAAGACAATTTTTAGAAATTAAAAACTCAAATTCTTATCCAGGTATAAAACCTTCCTTTATACAATATATTAAAGATAATAAAATAAATAGTGTATATGACTTATTATACAAAATAATACCAGGAGGAGCAGCGGCATTTGATATTAGAGTTATTTTAATAGGTGAAACAGCAGCATACGAAGTTGAAAGAAATAAAGAAAATAGTATAGATCTTACAAATAAATTAAAATCTATTACTGAAGATCCTGCTACATTTGAATCAGAAAAATTAGCTCAACAAAAAGTAGCACTAGATAAAGCTCAATCTATTGGTACTGAAGCTTTAAAATTTTTACAAAATATTAACAGACCATACTATGTCAATAATAAATGGGAATTAGAATTAGGTATTATAGGTAATATATATGTTAATATAAACATGTTATACGATTTAGTTAATAATGAAAATTTAGCTGGACAAGATAAAAAAGAAAAAAACGATATATCATTATATGATTTTATTAAAAGTATATTATCTAAAATATCAGCTGCTATAGGAAATATAAATAATTTTGATATATTTACTGAACCAAATGAATCTATAGCTAGAATTATTGATGTTAATTATGTAGATAGAGCTAGTAAAACTAAAGCATATGATGATGCTTTTATGCTAGAAGTACATAACTTAAAATCTATTGTTCGTTCATATAAATTAGAATCAAAAATATTCCCAGAACAATCAACCCAAATAGCTATTGGGGCTCAAGTAGAAGGAGGAGCACTAGGCATTAATACAACTTCACTAACTGATTTTAATAGAGGAATAACTGATAGAATTATACCTGTAAAGGATGCTCCAACAACGCCTGATATTAAAGACCCTTCTCAAAAAATTAGTAACTTAACTAAATCATTAGCTGTATTATACACATATTTTGGTCAATTATCATATAATATATTTGCGGATGCTGATTTTGATATAGATAAAGTTAATGACTATAGAAATGCATTAAAAGATATTATTGAATTTTTTACTGCAACAAGTAATTCAAATACTAAAAGTAGAGCAATTATACCTACAGTACTTTCAATTGAAATGGATGGTATTGGAGGATTAATTATAGGAAATATATTTAAAATACCTTCAGAAATACTACCAAAAGGCTATCAAAGCGGAAAATATGGATCTAAATTAGGATATATAGTAACAGGTTTAGGACATTCTATTGCAAAAGCAGATTGGATTACTAAAATAGATGCTCAAACTATCATATTAGATGAACCTAAAGGGATTAAAGTTGATTATAATAATTTAACTTTATATCCATCAAATGGAACTTTAAATATAGCAAGTACTCAAGGTGGAGGAACAAATAGTGGAGTTGGATTTGTAAATGAAAATAATACAAAATATCCTGTAATAACTAAATACTATGCTTGGAAAAATGAATATGGAGTTAATGTACAAAAAAATGCAAAAGTATCAGCAGCAACACCAGTAGCAGATTCTTTAAGAACAGCATTAAATAAACAATACATTACTGAAAAAGGAGATGACTTATCTAGTAATGGAGATATAACATCTGAACTTAAAAATGCTGTATTAACATTTCAAAATAATTTAATAGCTAATAAAATAGCTTTTAATTTTATAACCCCTTCAAATCCAATTGTAATAACAGCAGGAAATGATACGTATCATAGAACATATGGTCCTACACGTGATATAACAACTCATTCTAGAGGATTAGCTATAGACATACGTACATCTACTTTTAATTCATCTCAAATTGATAGTGTAATGAATCTATTAAAATCATCAGGGTTTACTTTTGTAATAGCTCACGGTGGAACTGCATTTCATATTCACGCTAACTTACCAACAGAATAAAATGGGACTAAGAATACCTTCTAATAAAGTAGTAAATAGCCAATATACCTCAGGAGGTGAATATATGTTTGAAAGTACATATAGAGACTATCAAGGATACTATTATGAAGCTAACGGCAATAAATACGCTGGTAAAGAATTTAATACAAGTGCTCCCTTACTAATAAAAATAAATTCTAGTAACGTTAACACTTTATTAACAAATCCTTTAACATATATGTATGGAGCTGTTTCCGGTATTGTTTTAAATAATCAAGAGCCATCTTCATATTATTTTAATGCTGACACTACTAATAATGTAGATAGATACTTTATATCTAAACATAATAATAATATTATTAAAGAGATAGATCAAAATACATACATTCAATTTAAAAGTGATCCTTTATATTCTTCTGTTAGTTTATATTATCAAAATACCTTTAAAGAATCTGATTTAAATGCAGCTGAGCAAGTTATTCCTGGTTTAAAAACTTATATTAGTTCTACATATACACCTGGAGCTAACGATTAGGTAAATTTGAAAGGTCAAATCTTCTAATTTATATTCATCCAAAGGTTATGACATATGTTTTATATAATTGAACGTAAAGATCAATTAGAGCAATTAGGTCCATTTGAAGATTGCTTTATTAGATTTATTCCACACAACAATAATTTCCATCCTGCACTTACTGAATTAAGTTTAATATATATTAGACCTGTTTGGAGTAATAAAGGATATATATTGTGTTTAGACCACAACGAATCATTTTCATTAGACAAAAAGGAAGTATTTGAATGGCTAAATAAAATAAACAAATTATGGATACTAGATAAAAAACAAGCACTACATTGGTACTACAACCCAGACCAACTGTTTGATGCTAACTTTATACAGCACATTGATATATCAATTCTTGATAATCCGTGTATCCGTTTTTACTATAATAAACATAATGCCTTACCTAATATTAATTGCTTAATACCAATTAGCAAACATTATGAAATGTGTGAGGCTATATTTGATGTGTCGTGGCCTATTATAAGACAATATTCATTAGCAGACGAGGCGTTTGCATTTCAAAACTTTTGTACAGCAGATATATTTTATCATATTGAAAAAAACGGCGTAAAGGTCGATAAAAACTGCTTTATTGAGCATTATAATGGGAAATTAACTAACCCTCAATTCAATTTAAAGCGCAGTAAAATATACACTCAATATAACCTATATACCACAACATCCCGTCCTTCCAACACATTTAACGGCATTAACTTCGCAGCTTTAAATAAAGATAATAACGAGCGTATATGCTATCGCCCAGAAAATGACAAATTCATTGAATTAGATTTTCAGGGGTATCATCCTCGCCTGATTGGTGAAATGGTTAATTGGCATTTTCCAAAAGATATAAACACATATACACTATTAAGTCAATTATTAGGCGTAACGCAACAAGAGGCTAAAGAATTAACATTTAAACAGCTATATGGTGGTGTGTGGAGCGAATACCAATACAAACCATTCTTTAAAGATGTAAATATGTTTATAGATGATATGTGGGATACGTACCAATACGGAAAGCGTTTTGTAACGGAAAATAAAATATTTATGCCTGACGCTAATATGACTAAATCAAAATTGTTTAACTATATAGTTCAAAGTAAAGAAACGTCAACTAATGTTGAATTATTAAAATTAATATTTAAACTATTAGAAGGCAAAAAAACAAAATTAGTGCTGTATACTTATGATGCATTTTTATTTGATTATAGCAACGAAGATAAAGGATTAATTCAAGAACTAATAAATATATTGGAATATCCAGTCAATATTAAACAAGGTAAAACATACCACGGTTTGGAAAAACTATAAATATTTATGATGGAACAACTAAATGAATTTTTTGACTTGAATAAGCTATTCTGCACCTTTACACAACCCGATAATGTAGAAGAGACAGTCGCCACGATTAACCGTAAATATTTAATATTATTTGGTAAAATTTTTATATTAGAATCACCACAAAGTGATGAGCTAATATGTACCTATAATATTGATACAACAAATATGAGTGCTGCTCCGATGGCTAATACTATTTTGCTTCATCGCAAAAAAGAATCTAATACCCTATATACTATAAATGCTTTAAATACGTTAATTAAATCATTGAATAATGGATATTTAGATAAGAGCTATATGGTAAATTGGCAAGAATATAAAAACAGTATACTATTAACTGATGGACCTAATCTACGCAAACTAGATACGTCAATCCATAAAATAATAGACTTTAATAAATAATTTTAGTGAGCTTTTGTCTCCCGAAATAAAGATCGTATCTTCATTGTGTTCATAGAACACTTAACATTTAAAACGATAAAACATGGACTTAAGTCTAATCAAACAGAAGTTAGCCACTTCTCAAAACAAAGGCCAAAAGAAAACTTACGAAAAGATTGATTATTCTACAATCTTCTGGAAACCAAAACCAGGTAAGCACCAAGTTAGAATTTTACCTTCAAAATTCGACAAAGCAAATCCGTTCCGTGAAGTTTATTTCCACTACGGTTTCTCTAAAGGACCTATTTTAGCATTAACAAATTGGAATGAAAAAGACCCAATTGTAGAATTTGCAAAAGGCCTTCGTAAATCATCTGATAAAGAAGATTGGCAGTTAGCTAAAAAAGTTGAACCAAAATTACGCTACTTCGTCCCAGTATTAGTACGTGGTGAAGAAGAAAAAGGCGCTCGTTTATGGGAATTTGGTAAGTTAATTTACGACCAATTATTAGGTATTGCTACTGATGAAGATTATGGCGATTACACAGACATTACTGATGGTCGTGATTTTACTATTGAAGCTACAGAAGACATAGTGGCTGGTAGAAAAGGCATCAAATGTGCTATTCGTGTTAAACCTAAAACAACAGCTATTTCTGAAGATGCTAGCTTAGTATCTAAAGTATTAGAAGAACAACCAGACATTTTCTCTATTAACAAGCATTACACATTTGAAGATTTAAAGGACTTATTAGACAAGTGGTTAAATCCTGATGATGAAGAAACTACTGAAACTCCAATCGCATCTAAAACAGATGAAGATGAGGAAGATGATTTCCTTACAGAAATTAACAAACCAGTAGAACAACACTATCAGTTGGATACTAAAGCAGCAAAAACATCTAACGCTGACAAATTCGAGGAATTATTTAACGACTAAAAATTAATTTATGTCCAAAACAAAACAATCACTTAGTGAAGTAGTTAGTAGTTCTATTAACAAGTCGTTTGATTTATCTGCCTTTAAGAAATCTAAATTCTTAGATCAGTCAGTTAAATTTAAACCACAAAAGTGGGTTAAACTATCTAAAGCATTTCAAGATGTACTTTCTTTACCTGGTATTCCTATGGGCCATATTACATTATTACGTGGTCACTCAGATACAGGTAAAACAACAGCGATGCTTGAAACAGCAGTATCTGCTCAAAAAATGGGTGTACTACCTATTTTTATTATTACTGAGATGAAATGGAACTGGGATCATGCCCAACAAATGGGATTTGAAATGGAGCCTGTAGTAGACGAATCAACAGGTGAAATTACAGATTACAAAGGTTTTTTCTTATATGTAGATAGAGGTTCATTAAATACAATTGAAGATGTAGCTGCTTTTATTGCTGATTTATTAAGCGAACAAGCACAAGGTAAATTACCATTTGATTTATTATTTCTATGGGATTCAGTTGGATCTATTCCTTGTAGATTATCAATTGAATCTAATAAGAATAATAACGAGTGGAACGCGGGAGCTATGTCTCAACAATTTGGTAATTTTATTAACCAAAAGATTATTCTATCACGTAAGGAAAATCAACCATACACTAACACATTAGTGGCTGTTAATAAAGTATGGGTTGCAAAACCTAATTCACCTATGGAACAGCCTAAGATGAAAAATAAAGGCGGTGATACTATGTTTTTTGACTCATCACTTGTAGTAACATTTGGTAATATATCAAACAGTGGTACTAGTAAGATTAAAGCAACCAAAGACGGTAAAGACGTTGAGTTTGCTAAACGCACTAAAATATCAGTTGATAAAAACCACATTACTGGTGTACAAACCAAAGGAGCTACAGTAATGACAGTTCATGGATTTATTGACGATGATAAAAAAGCAATTGATGAATATAAAAAAGCACATTCTAAGGAATGGTTAGCTATTTTAGGATCAGAAGACTTTGATGTAATTGAAGAAGATGAAATGAAAGAAAGTTTTAACGAAGTAAACCTAGTAGATGTCGAAGAATAAATACGCCGACATATTATCTAATGTAAATAATGATCAACGTGGAGTCCAAGACTCCATTTTGGTTCTGGACGGGTTAAACACCTTCCTTAGAGCATTTACTATGATAAACCATTTAAATTCCGAAGGCCACCACATTGGTGGTCTTACGGGATTTTTAAAATCACTTGGTTATGCTATTAAGATGATTGATCCAACTAGAGTAGTAATTGTATTTGATGGTGTTGGTGGATCAAACAACAAACGTAATTTATATCCTGAATATAAAGCAAATAGAAATGCCAACCGCATGACTAATTATGCTATATTTCAGTCTAAAGATGATGAGAGAGAGGCGATAAACAATCAAATGGCAAGATTAATTCATTATCTTCAATGTCTACCAATATCAATGATATGTGTAGATGGAATTGAGGCTGATGATACTATTGGTTATTTAGTGGGTAAATTTGAAAATTTTGATGCTACTAAGGAAGTAACTATAATGTCTGCTGATAAGGATTTCCTTCAATTAGTAAGTAACAAAACTAAAGTATATTCTCCCACTAAAAAGAAAATATACAAACCAGCAGATGTATTAGATGAATATGGTGTTACAAGCCATAACTTTGTTAATTACAAAATACTAATGGGAGACCAATCAGATAATTTACCGGGTGTATTAGGATTAGGTCCTAAAAAGCTAATTAAATTATTTCCTGAACTAAATAGTAGTGCTAGCGTTACATTAAACAGCATATTAGAAAAAGCAAGAGAATTATCTAATGAACATGATTTATATGCTCGTATAACTGAACGCAAACATCAATTAGTGATTAATAGTAGATTAATGGATTTAAAAACAATACCATTATCACCAGAAAATATCACTCAAATTCAAAATAGCTTTAACGCTCAGTTTGAATTAAACTCACATGCATTTATGCAAATGTATACTGCAGATAAATTAGGAGAATCAATACCAAACACACCTTATTGGATAAACCAAGTATTTGGTCCTTTAAGTGTTTTTAAGTAATTTTATAAAAATAGGTTATATGGCTACATTAAGTAAACTTAATCAGTACGGAAATGCGTTTCAGACAAAGGTATTAGGTGCTTTACTAACACAACGTGACTTTTTATTAAACATAGCTGATTCACTTGATAGTGAATACTTTGAATCACAAGCACACAAATGGACTATTGATTATATTATTAAATATTTTACTCAATATCACACATTCCCAACAGTAGAAACATTATCAATTGAAATTAAAAAGATTGACAATGAAGTATTACGAATTTCACTTACAGATTCACTACGTGAAGCCTATAAGATGTCAGATATATCTGATTTAGAATGGGTAGAGAAAGAATTTAGCGATTTCTGTAAAAATCAGCAAATGAAGAAAGCTATCATGACTTCAGTTGATTTACTCAACTTAGGCGATTATGATGGTATTAGATCTTTAATTAATATGGCTATGAAAGCCGGCGAAGACAGAAACATAGGACATATTTACGAAGCAGATGTTGAAGCTAGGTATAGAGATGATAATAGAAACGTTATACCATTCCCTTGGCCTATATTTAATAGTCTAACACAAGGTGGATATGGTAAAGGTGATTTAGTACTAGTATTTGGCAACCCAGGCGGAGGTAAATCATGGGCTGCTATTGCAATGGGGGCTTATGCTGCTGCTTTAGGATACAATTTAGTACATTACACATTAGAATTATCTGAAGGTTATGTAGGTAAAAGATACGATTCTGTATTTTCTGGTATTGATGTAGATAAATTAGATAAACATCGTTCTGAAGTAGAAGAAGCTGTTGCTAAGGTAAAAGGTAAAATTATCATTAAAGAATATGCTCCAAAACGAGCATCACTAGATACAATTGAATCCCATTTACAACAATTAGAACACCAGGAAGAGTTTAAACCAGATTTAATTATTATTGATTATTTAGATTTATTAAAAACTAAAAGTAGAACCGAACGTAAAGATGAAATTGATGACGTTTATACTGATGCTAAAGGATTAGCTAAGGAACGCAATATGCCTATTATTTCTCCATCACAAGCAAATAGAACAGGAGCTGATGAAGATATATTACAAGCTAAAAATGCTGCAGGTTCATATGATAAGATTATGATTGGAGATATTATTGTATCTTTAGCTAGAGGACGTAAACATAAAGTAGATGGAACAGGTAACTGGCATTTTATTAAAAATAGATATGGAGCCGATGGATTAACATTTGGTTCTAAAATTAATACAGCAAATGGGTATATAGACATATACGACCAACCAATGGATGATTCAGAGTTTGAAAATAAGAAAAGTAATAAACCAACAAATACCTTTTCTGAAATAGGAGTAGAAGATCGTTACGTTCTTAGAAGTAAGTTTATGAAGCTTGAAGAGGGACAATAGTATATACTATATTTATAACTACAACAATAAAATTTATGATAAAAGTAAAAAGATTCACGGCTACATGGTGTGGCCCGTGTAAACAGCTTGCTCCTGCATTTATGCAGTTGCAATCAGAATTCCCAGGAGTTTCATTTGAAACAATAGATGTAGATCAAAACAAACAAACAACTGCAGACTACATGGTAACAAGTGTACCAACAGTCGTTATAGAAAAAAATGGACAATTAGTTCAGCGTTATACAGGTGTACAACCAAAAACAACATACGCCGGCATTATTAAATCACTTATTTAAAAAAAACACAGAAAATGGATGTAACGCAAGAGATTCTTAGCGAGATTACTACGTACATGAAGTACGCTAAATTTGTTCCCGCTAAGAATAGAAGAGAAACTTGGCATGAATTAGTTACGAGAAACAAAGAAATGCATCAAACTAAATTCCCGCAACTTAAAAATGAAATTGAAGAAGCTTATAAACTGGTATATGATAAAAAGGTATTGCCTTCAATGCGCAGCTTGCAATTCGCTGGTAAGCCCATTGAACTTAATAATGCTCGTATATTTAATTGCTCTTTTCTTCCTCTTGATGATTGGAGATCATTCAGCGAGATAATGTTCTTATTGTTGAGTGGTTGTGGAGTAGGATACTCAGTACAACTTCACCACATTGAGCAATTACCTGAAATTAAAGTGCCAACTAAACACAAAAGATACTTAGTAGGCGACAGTATTGAAGGATGGGCAGATGCTGTTAGAATGCTTTGTAAAGCGTATTTTACGGGTGCTGCA